TTTACAAAATATTCATGGATATGACAATATTGTTAACTTTGCTCCAAATTCTACTACGAAAGTTAAGTACAACCGATCCGGAATAATAGCTCATACTAATACGAAGTATAAAGGTGTCATGAATATGAGGTACTGGCTCAGTGAAGTAAGAGCAATAACAATTAGAGATAAGAACACACTCAGTGAGCTTAAAACATTTGTTAGATACCCAAACGGAACCTGGGCAGGGGAAAAAGGAACAGGTATTCATGATGATAGAGTCATGGCACTAATATGGGCCCTAGTAATACTCGAAACGTCTTTAACAGAAAAGTATTTCGAAATCGAGCAATATGATAAAAATAACAAACCACTAGCCTTAAGATCACTAGATTATGGTATAAAACAATTCACTAATCCCTTATCATTATATAATAACGAAATTATGCAAGGAGAATACGGTTTACCACATCCGATATTAATTGATACCGGAACCGGTGGTGGAACCGCGGGCGACATGGCAGATCTCGAATCACAAGGGTGGTCAGTTTTATGAGTAATATTACACAAGCAGTTTTAAATAAAGCAAGAAAAGATAAGTTTATATTAGTATTTTCGTTACCCAAAGCTATGCGAGAAATTGACGCGAATGAGAATGCGGTTAGAGACAATGAACGACTAGTTAGAGATTCATTACAATTTAGCGTATACGGTACTGTTATACCAAAAGTATCTGTTGAAACAATTGAACAGAATTATTCCGGACAAGTATTCAAGTTCTCTGGTCACCATCGACCTGAATATGGTAATATAACGGTAAACTTTGTAGTAGATAATCAATTTAACAATTACTGGGTTATTTATAAGTGGATAAATTTGGTTAATAATAACAAAGAAGCTTTTTTCTATAAGGAAAAGATGCCAGTCAATGCCCCACCGTTTAGTGAGTACGCTACAACATTTACTTTATACGGTTTAGATGAATATGAAAACAAAAAAATTCAATTTGATTATATTGGTGTCCTTCCGGTCGGTTTAGGTGATATTAGTTATAATTATCAAGACCCGGAACAGATTGAATCAACTTTTGAATTTAGTTTCAGTCAATTAGTAGCAAAATTACTATAAGAATCAATAAATCTATCCGAATAACAATAAATATAAATAGAAAGAGATCATAAATTATGGCACGTACAATACAAAGTCCAGGCGTTGAAATTAAAGAAGTTGATTTATCACTTCGACCAGCATTACCTGTCGGAACAAATATTTTTATATCGGGTTTTGCCCAAAAAAGACCCACAGATGAAGTCCTAGAAATCGCGAGTTTAAGTGAGTTCGAACAGATATACGGACTACCAACTAATGCTGCTGAGAGGTATTTTTATCACACTGTGCGGGCCGCCAAATCAAGCCCAGGTAATGTCCTAGTAACTAGATTGCCATATGGAGCGGCTGCAGGTGACAACGTCGCGACCGGTTACAGTGCACTAGTGTATCCAGTTTACGTTCAACCAGAAAGAACAACTGGAACGGTCACCGGTGGAATTAGCTTATCTGCTTCAACTGGAGGTTACTGGTTTGGAGAACCTAGTAATGTTCAGCTGACTGAAGAGCAGTACCAACTTTTGACACAAGGTCACTTAGATTGGCAAGATGACCCAACAGTCAGTAACTTTTTAACTGGTACATCAACTAGCGATGCACAGACATGGGGCAAAGCGGGTATGATTATTGTTAATACCAGAAAAAATGTTATTAATGAAAAATTTGAAGGGTTTTATGTTGGTATTTCAGATAATACCAATCTGAATCCAGCGACTAATTTTGACTCTATTCTCAATTTAAAGTCATTAAATCCAGCTAATACGATCGGAACAAATTATGTGACTGTTCCTTTAAGCCGGTTGGCATTTACATTACATTCACCCATCACCGCCGGCGGTATACAATATACTAGAGATAATACAGTTAGTGAAATCATGGAGAATTTGTCTCAATATGATATTAGTACACCAGAATTTAGTGATACAATAGCAGTTGGTGTATTTAAGATAAGAAGATCAGTTTTAGAGCCCGATACAACGAAACTAGACTACATTTTAGTTGAATCATATGTTGGATCACTAAATTCATATCGAGAACATTTTACACCTGACGGTGGCCCAGCTCAATCAATGTTTATTGAAGATATAGCGTCTAGTTCTACAAATATTAGATGTTTTGTTAATCCATATATTAGTAAACATAGTGGGAATTGGTTCGATCAAGAAAACGCCATCCCAGAAAAACGCGTCCGTGTAAAGCAAGCTGCTGTAACAACAGTCGGCGCCGTCGCAGCTTCATATGACTGGTGGACTCAAACTGGTACATGGGTACAATCTACAGGTACTGTTGAAGTTACTGACCATGCTCTGTTAATTGCGAGTGATGTAACACTTAAATTGACACCGTTGGCTGATTCTCTTACTAATGCCACCGGCACCGTGACCGACTTCACCGGCTCAGTTGCCGGAGGAACCGCCGGATCCTACTCGTATGGTGGAAATACCGACGATGACGCTACGAACATGAGTGCTCACATTGCGTTGGATACGACAAATTGGACCTCATCCTCTACCGGGCCTACGGTAACGATTAACCAAATTAAGTACGGCACTGGTGGTGATACAGCAATTCAAGTATTTCAAAGTGGAGCAGCTGTTGCTCCTTCAACTGTAGGGCTAACTGTTAATGGTTACGCAGCTCCAACTACAGCACAATCTAAGCTATCTGGAGGAGAGTCAAAAGTCCGCGGCCCAGCAATCACGTTTTCTGCAGCCACTCCCGGATTGCTTGGAAATGGGATTACTTTAGCCGGAGCGAATGGTGGCGTTGATGGCGTAGCCGCCACTATAGTATCTGTCGTAGAATCCACCACTAACGCGTTGGGAACCGGGGACATTGTCTCAAACGGCACTGCTACCGCCGAAGTCAGCGCATTTCCTGCTAATGGCCTCGCGGGAGCATTGACCTTAGCCGGTGGTTCAGACGCCTCATGTAGTGATAAGTCTATAAAATACGTTGATACAACAGAACAAGCCGAAACATCTGCAATGATATGTTCATTAGATGCAAAAGCTCACGGTGAAAATATATATCCATCCGGAACTTTTCAGAAAACTGACATCACGACCCGAGTTGTGGGTTCTATACCTACAAAGCTAGAAAGAGTTTTTGAATTAGTTGATAATTGGGAACTATATCCTATTGATATAGTACCGGAGGCCGGGTTAGGTACAATTTACGCTGGAACTAAAGGAGGTACAGCTCCAGGATTCGATGATGAGGTATCGGTAAATATTGATGCACTATCAGCCACCCAGGTATTAAACACTCCACCTGATGTAGTTTCAAATTATAGGTATGTTAATGACGCATTTGTCGACTTCGCGCAGAATAAACGGAAAGATTTATTATATGTCGCTGATGGTCTTAGATATATTTATGTCCAAGGTAGAAACAGTAAAACACTAGAACAAACCGACCCAGCGAATCCAACATCAAAGAAAAACTTTTCTCAACATATTTACTGGCCTAATCGACACGTCTTTGGTAATGTAAATACAAGCTTTGCATGCACATACGCAAATTGGGCACGTGTATTTGATGGTGTATTAAATCGCGGAGTTTGGGCACCATTTAGTGGTTTTGCAGCTGCAGCCATGGCGAATACAGATTCTAATTTTTATCCATGGTATGCCCCAGCTGGATTTACTAGAGGTTTATTATCTGGAGTTTCAGATATAGCATTATATCCAAGGCAAAAGCACCGGGATCAATTATATAAGATTAGTCTCAATCCTGTAGCTAATTTTCCAAATGATGGATTTGTAATATTTGGTCAAAAGACATTTCAGAAAAAGCCTAGTGCATTTGATAGAATTAATGTTAGGCGGTTGTTCTTATATCTTGAAAAAGCTGTAAGAGCTACTGTTAAGTATTTTGTTTTTGAGCCGAATACGTTGTTTACACGAACTCAAGTAGTTAATGTATTGACACCTATTTTTGAGAATGCTAAAAACACAGACGGAATGTATGATTATTTACTCATATGTGATGAGCGTAATAATACACCAGACGTTATCGATCAGAATGAATTAGTTGTTGATATATATATTAAACCGGTGAGAGCTGCCGAATTTATATTAGTTAACTTCTATGCAACAAGAACCGGTCAAGACTTTAGTGAAATTGTATCATAAGACTAAGTAATTATATGCCAGATGTAAAACAGACAATATCCGACTTTTACAGAGTAGCGCAAGAACGCGACTTTTCTCGTGATTTTCAGTTCAGAATTCTCAGTATTCAACCAGGAGATGGTAGTGACATTGTTATTACTGAAGATGACTTAGTATATGCTAAGGGAGGTACTATACCAGCACGTACTATAGCTAGCTCCGATGTCTCCTATATGGGACTAGCATTTAAAGTACCTGGAGCTGTATCATACCCAGGAGAATATACTATTGATCTTCATTGTGACAATAGTTCTAAGATAAGACAGTTATTCGAAAAGTGGAGTTTTGATATTTTTGATGACGAATTCAGTTCCGGTAACTATTTTGTACCTAAAGCTACATCTACAGTCGATCTGTTACAACTTAATTCACAATTAGATGCAGTAGCACATTATCAATTAGTAGGTGCATTTCCAACTACAGTCGGTGACTTAACATATGATATTTCTGGTTCTGGTGCCGCTATTGGTTTCTCGGTAACGTTAAATTACCACTTCTGGAAAAGAGTTACACCAGAAAAGTAATATTAGTTCCGTTTAATAATTAGACCCCTCTATTAAGTATTTATATGGGTAAATTTATGTCCGGTTTAGTAGATTCGGTAACTAAAGGCCGCAGTCCAGTCGATGTCCTAAAAGATGGCGCTAAATCTATACTTAGAAACCCTGGTGCTGCCGGTATTGATATATTCGGTACAAATGTACCTCTCTGGCCATTGATCAGCTACAGAGATCATTTTTTACGAGTACTAGAAACGTGGAGTGGTAGTATACCTAACCAATTTCAGTGGCTAGTCTTAATTGACCATTTCCCGGTACCCTTATATACTGATCTGTTGCAACAATTAGAACATACAGACGGTGAAAAGAAGGGTTGGAATATAGAGAGAAACGCGACGGTTCTTACGAATCCCATATATCAACGTGTAGCAGGATGTGTATTCGCGCAAGGTGTAAATATACCAGGAGAAGCAGTTTCAATGGCATATGCTAAGCCTACTAAAAATCGGGGCTTTTTAGGTACACTATATACAGATAATAGAGCTGATTTACAGCCATTAACAGTGACATTCTTAGAAACAAACACGTCATTTGCTGATTTTGTTATACGGCCATGGATTTTATTAAATTCACACCTAGGTATGGTAGCTCGCCCCGGGGATAGTCCCACTAGTAGGTCACCTTTAAATATTAAAACTAATATTACGGTAATTCAATTAGGTAAAACATTTCAAAAGCGCTCAGCAGTCACTAGAAAAATGTGGAGGTATTATAATTGTGTTCCAATGTCAATATCTAATTCAAATTTACCATATGATGGGACCGCTATACAAACATACGATACTCAATGGCTATATAGCCATTACAGTGTTGAGGGTCTTCCTTATATCCCACTCGATTCAATTATTAAGAAGTTCTCTCTAGGTCAGGCATTTAATATATTTAACGCTGGTCAGCAATTGGGTTTATTTGGAAAGGGGAACTCAGCCCAAGCGCAAGTTGATAGCGCCCGGAATGCTGCTTCTTCCCACGGTGGAGCATTAAAGAGTCAGTCCAGAGGAATCGCGAGTAGTAAGCAACGTGGAAAGAGTAACTCATTCTCCGGCAGGAAATTCGGTGACCAACTTCTGAAAAACCGGACATAATTACAAAAATAGTGATGCGTGATTTTAAATTCGGAATATATATTCCTAGTATACAAAAAACTGTCGATTTTGGTCAATTTACCAACCGGATGCATAAAAATGTACTCAAATATGTTCAGAATAATGATATGGAAGGGCTACATAATTACTTTTTATATATAATAGGTGAACTGAACAATGAAATCGACGTTACTTTGCTTAATAAAATTGATAAGTTTTGTATATTATTAACATTAAGAATTGTCTGCCTCGCCCCTACCTTAGATCTCCGGATGAAATGCGAAATAACCGGAAAAGAATACAGTAATTCGATTGACTTGAATAATATACTACAACTAGCAACTGATTTGACATATAAGAGTAATCAATACATAGAAATCGATGACGATATATCAATAAAATTAACAATACCTTATAATTTATACACATTGTCAGATTCAATGATCGATATTATTGTCGATTGTATTAGTTTTATTAAAGTTAACGAGCAAGAGTATGACCTAACACGGCTTAATACGGTTGAAAGGCGAACAATCATTGATATTTTACCTGGTAATACCTTTATGACAGCTGTTGAATACGCGAATGAGACACAAAGTAAGTTTGAAGACTTTATTATTTTATCAGATAAGAGTCCTCATGATAAAGATAGCGAAGAGCGCATTCATCGTTTAGGGTTATATGATAACAGCATGTTTGATTTTGTAAGAATGACCTATTCCGGTAGTTTATCAACACACTACGAGTTAATATATACATTAACATCTAAAGTAGGAATGGATTCTAGGTATATTGAGAGTTTAACTCCTGCTGAAGCTAATGTTTATATAAAATTTAAAAGAGATGAGGTGGAAAAGGAAAATCAAAGTCGTAAACAGCGTTCCGGGAAGGGCCATGGTCCATCTCTCCCGGATCATATGGGATCACAAGTAGATAATATATAAAGTACAGGTAAGTACTATTAAACAGATGACAGAAAAACAAGAAAAACCGGACTATAGTACGTTACTTAAAGATTTACAACAATTAAATGAAAGTAAATCAATTAAAGCGTTTGTGCCTACTCAAAATAAAGAAATCACATTCAAGCCTTTAAATGTAAAGCAACAAAAAGCTATTATACGTAGTGCAATCGACCCAGCATTAACAAATATTACATTTACAAATACTGCTAACAATATTATCATTGAAAATAGTTCTGAACCGGTCGACTTTTATGCTATTGATAGAGCATCTCTTTTAATAGCACTCAGAGTACAAGCTATGGGACCTAAAGTAGACATAACACCAAGAGAAGTTACATTTAATGTCGATTTAACCTCTCATATCGACAAGTTTAATACATATACGTTTAATAGTGAATTATTAACCGGTAGAGTAGAAAAAGGCGGTATTGTCGCTAATCTACATGCTCCAACAATGGTTACCGATATTAAGATAAATAAGACCGCTAGCAAAACAACAAGCAAAACAATTAAAACAAGCATGGACGCGCTTAATTCTATTGGTGATTTGTTTGTTTATGAACTAGTAAAATACATTACTACTATAGAATTTAATGGTAATGTAATTGATTTTAGTAATATTACTATTAGACAGTGTCTAGATACAGTTGAATCACTACCTATGGTCTTGAGCAATGAGATTGTTAATTTTATTCAAAAATTAAAGGATTATGAAGATAATTTTATTAAGATTAAACATGAAGGTCAAGATTTAGAGGTCGGACTTGACGCAGCTTTCTTTACCAGCTAATAAGTATTTATAAATACTTATTATGGCAGCTAGTGAAGAACAAATTAACGAGTTAATAGTAACCTTACGGGAATTAGTCGAAGGTCTTAAGCTAGACCGGTTGGAATCATCTAAAACACCTGTATCTGTTGGGGATACATCTGATGAAGCACGTAGAAAGATGGAACGAGTGGTACCAACTGCGAAAACAACCGGTAAACCTACAGAAGTTGTTAAAAAAACCCCGGAAATCACTATAGCCGGTTATTCACCTACAGCTCTGAAGGCACGACAAGAAGAAACCCGAGATAAAGATGGCTGGCTTAAAAAAGAAGAGAAAAAAGGTAAGGGATGGCTAGAAAAAATATTCAGCCCGGGGATGTTAATACTATTAGGTGGTTTAGCTGCTCTTGTTACTGGATTCTTATCATTTAAAGACGGAATCGCGGAGTTTTTAGGTGATCTTGGCTCCGGAGGCTTTGGTAAGATAATGGATCTACTGCTAAATACTTTAGACCTCCGGCGGATTCCTATAGTCGGTGGTATAATCAGTTTTGTAGATGCATACCAGGCTTTTAAGACAGGTAAATGGGGGATCGCCCTTGGTCATGTTTTTAGTGGACTAGTAAATACAGTTGGCTGGGCGGTTTTAGGTCCATTCGCCGGGATGATATCGTGGGGTATAGATATGTTCGTTGCCTTTTTAGAGGGTGAAGGAGAAGGTGAAGAAGCAAAAGAAAGCAAAGGATTTGATATATGGGAAAATATTGGAAAGCCGATGTGGGACTTTTTGGCTCCAATTATAAAGTTAATACCTATTATAGGTTCATTTGTATGGTTTTCTGAAGCCATCACCGCATTCGAACAAGGAGGTATTAAGGGATTTTCTGTTGGGTTGTTAAGTCTTGTGGGTGGTCTTGCTGTTAATTTTCCTGCGTTTGGCACCCTAGCGAATATTGGGGTTCAATTATTAATTGGAATTATAAAAGGTGAAGGTGACGAACCAAAGCAAGGAAAAGGCTGGAATTTAATTGATGATTTAGCCATGCCTATATATAAATTCTTGTCACCTGTCTTGAGGTTATTACCAATAATTGGCTCCTTTATATGGGGCGCGGAAGCTGTAGGGTCGTTTTCAAAAGGGAATTGGGTGCTAGGATTGACTCAGGTCGCCGGAGCTATCGCAGTTTCCTTCCCATGGATGGGTACAGCCATTGCCGCCGGTCTCCAGGTAATGATATCTCTCTTTGATACTGATGAAGCAAAAGAACCTGTAAAAGCCCCGAAGCAGAAAAGTTTTTGGACCGGGATGAAAGACGGAATACTCAGAACAGCTCGAAAGTGGTGGAAAAAGGTAGGTAACAAATGGGGCGGATCCGGCATGAAGTATGTAATGCGAAAAATGTTCCCGGATTTTTGTAAGATATTAGATGATTCACCTTCTGCCGAAATCAGTGAAGAGTCAGAAATATTAGGCGCAATGGATAGTGATCATGCTGTCAAAAATATCCCTTCTAGACCGGATAATACATTACCTTTCACTAGTGGTGACCTAGATAAAATGTCCACATCAAAACTCCACTCGCTATTAAAATATCAACGGTGGGGATCCCGGGATCAGAAGCAAATAGAAGATGCTATTAGTAGACAAGCTCCAGATGCTAGAGCCGATCTAGATATAGAGCAAGATATTAAGGACAGCCAAAAAGCAAAAGGGAAGAAGGGAAACACTTTAAAGAGTATGGTACTAGGAGTATTTGACACTTTTGATGAATTATTGAACCAGTTAACCGGTGGTGATAATGATTCAAAATCTAAGCTAGACCGAGAGCAAGAAGAATTGAAAGAAAGAGAGGCTTAGAAGATTAAACTCTCACGAGAACAAGTTCGGCTTCAAGGAGAATTAAATGAAAATATTATCACCGCGGTAAGAGAAGGTGGAGTTACTGTGAATAACGCTCCAATGTACAGTGCTTCAGTTAATCAACAATCCGGTGGATCAATAGGAAATTTCAGAGACCGCACACGGAGCCGGCCGGGACGATGACTAGAAGAGTACCTATATATCGTCGAGCAACCTAGTACTAACTATAAGTATTTTTATGCCAGGAACTTATAAATATATATGGAATTTTAAAGAGTACGAACATGGAGATGGGAACGACATCCGAGATTTCCCTGCTGGCAAGGAAGATCGCGAGCTGGGATGGTCCCCTGCTCCGGAGCTAAGTCCAGTTGGACCATCAGAATATGGTATTAATGAAAAACCATTCGGAAACCACACCAACGGTTCTCTGACACAGGTTGTAAACGTTATCGATAACTATAATTGGACTGGTTCTCCCCGGACTTCTAGAGTAGATGTACCTGAACTAGTTTTAAGAGAAGAGCGCATAATGGCTAATCCAATGATCAACCAAATAGCTAACAATTTATCTGTCGGGTTGCAAAAAGGCTTACGCGCATATAATGAGTTCAAAAGTGATATGGATGGAGGATCAATAGCGGATGCTCTGAGGAAAGCTGATGAAAAAGCTACTGCAGTTATGGCTTCAGCTGAAAAGGTGCCGGTTATCGGGGATATGGTAATGGCAGCGAAGGATCTAGCCTATTCCAGCAATAGTGTAATGGCTGCATATGAAGATTTATATTATGTAAAACCAACCGGGTTTAAGTATAAGTTACCGTATTTAGAAACAACATATAAATCAGTACAAAATCAGTTTGATAGCGCTAATCCAGATACTGGAGTAGGTGCAGGTTTATTTGCCGGTATAATGAGTAATTTAGGTAAAGCAGTCGCTAATATTGCTACTAGCTTTAATGTACTTGAACCCGGTACCTATATAGAACAACCAAAATTTTATGGGTTCGCTGGCCGTTCCGGGAAGACATACACTGTCCAATTCCCACTAGTAAACACCGGCAATAATTTTCAGGACGTAATAAGCAATTGGCAATTATTATTTTTATTGATATATCAAAATACACCTAATCGACTCTCAAAGGATTTAATTGACCCTCCTAAGATTTATGAAGCAATGATTAAAGGTATATGGTATAATAGATGGACATATATCAGTCAATTAGATGTTGAGTTTTTAGGTGCTACCCGTAAAATGTTTGTACCTATACCTGTATCATATCAAGGTGATAATCTAGAAACATACACAAGATATGAAGGGTTTGAAACAGTGATACCGGACGCTTATCAGGTTAAAATAGCAGTGACTGAATTATTTGCCGAAACACAAAATATGTTATATGCTATGTTACGTGAAAAACAACATCTAGTGTCCGTAACAGACAATAATCCTCATTTTAAAGGCACTGGTCAACTTTTCGATGAAACTAGAGATTTCGCAGCGCCTCACGTTAAAAATGCAGCAACTAAAATAAAGGGAATGATTTCATGACCGGGGATTTTCAAAATAATATAGGCGATTTGCCGGGTCTAAGTGAATATCGATTCGAGAATATCTTCAAGGTACATAAAACACGAGATAATTATTATTATTATAATATTTTAAAAACTATACATATACCAGAAAACGTTTCTAATTCGTTTTGTTATAGATACAGAGTTGATAGAAAAATGGCATATACTGCGTTAAGTTATAAGGCATATAAAACTATGCAGTTATGGTGGTTGATATGCCTTGTTAATGGTACTGATAACCCTACATCTTTTATAACACCCGGTACTGTTATAAAGATAGTTAAACCAAGTCGTGTATCAAGTATCGTTAGTGAAATTAACAGCCAGCTAGTGTGATGACTAAGAGAACTACAAATACTGGAGGCACAGCATCAGTAAAATCAGCTCGTGGAAATTCGAGGGCGAAGCTCCCACCATTGAATCCTACTAACGAACTCATCGGTGACCGTCTTTTTAAGTTTAAAGCTGTACTTATTAACAATGACGGAAGAATGACAAAGCTCAGAAGAGGAGCTATTGAGAGCTTAATAATTGAAGACAATATTTTAGATTGGTTCCACAAAGGTTATTTAATTTTTAAGAACCCTCAAGACTTTCTAGAAAGAGCTGTTAAAAGCTATAAAAACGAAGATGTTTATATCGATATGGAGCCATATACATTTAGATCCGATGGCCGAGACTATATTTATATTGAATTAGATATACCAATATCTAGTGATGATCCGTCACAAACACTTAGTTTAAATACAAAGACATATACGATTAAACTTTTATGTAGTATATATGCAACAGAAGATATTACATCTAGTGGTGGCTCATCTAAAAAGACAAAAAAACTGTATTTTTGGGATTATAGATATGAATTAATGTCAGAAAAAAATTCTTTTTGGAGTACATCTGCAGCTTTAAGGAGAATAGAAGACAGTGCTATATCTAGGCTTCCGGTTTCCCAGCAATCTAATGCAGATCGCTCTATATTAACAGGTTTAGCTATAAAAGATGTTATACGAGAATCGTTTCCAAAATATCCTCCTAAATTTTCTACTGATTGGGATGATGGTGGAGGTAAGGTATTTCATTGTGCACCTGCCGGGGATAAGATGATAGACACTCTAGAGTATCTATTAGATTCTCATATAAGTACAGACGGCTCTAATAATCAACCATGTATACTATCTCTAGATCGGTTTACAGATGAATGGTCACTACTACCTATAGGTGAATACTATAAAAGAGCATATAATAAATCCTTAGCCCAACCTGGACCGTATCAACAAGAACGGTTTTATTTAGGACAAGAAGCAAGTTCAAATACTATTATAAAAAATGAACCAAAAATTCCGCGAGTATCTACATCACCTGTAATTAATTTTCATAATCCCGATGTAGGTATTATCAGTGATTATGAATTTACAGAAATGGCCGGGTTTGATAATGCTACCGAATTGAACTCAACTATGGCTCATAAGTATGATTCCGGGCAATTTGATATAAATTTAACAGATGGGGATATCGAAAATGTTCGAGACTTTTTTGAGAGGAACATTACAGATTACATGCTAGGTGATCCCAAGACCGGCCCGGTTGCTAGTTTTATAGTCAATAAATTAAGAAAAGAAAACAAAAATATATATAATGTATATACTGGATCAGATACAACGGAAAAGAGTGCTTCCATTAACGCTGCGGGTAAAGCTAATGGTAGAAATAAAACATTACAAACTATATTATTCAAGGGAAACGCAATTATGTTTAATGTGAAAGGCATGCCAAACCGCCGGTCTGGTCGATTTATAGGGATTGATCGAAATACCGGGTATGATGAGAGTAATTTCGACAGTAAACTCTTAGGACAGTATTTTGTAACATCGGTGTTGCATAGTATTAATACAAATGGATACCATAATCAAATAATAGGACTCAAACCATATTATTTTAAAGATTTAAAGTTTAATGAAAGTATAATATGAGTACCCTACACGAGAAAGCTACAGAAAGGAACAAAGAGCTGGGTATGCCTGCTATAACAACAACTCACCATGGAAGGGTTGATGATATCTGCCGGAGATTATATGATGCAATGGAAGGAATGGGGACAGATGAAGATGTTGTTTTGTTAGCTTTAGATGAAGCTAATGAATATGGATTAGTTGGTGATGTTTCAGTGCACTGGTTCCAGCACTGGGGCGCAAAGCACATTACAAATGGAGCTGCCGCCCGTCTAGAAGAAAAAGAACGAACCCTAGAAGGGTGGCTTGCAGATGACTTTAGCGACTACGAGTGGTATGCTATACTTGGTGGAGTTACCGCAGCGGCAGCCATTGTTATTGCAACCGGTGGTCTAGCGCTTGCGATCGCCCCTGGATTGGCCATGGCTGGAGCCACAATATATGCTGGATCATCACAACAGGTCCGAGACGGATACCCTTTTTTTAGATTTTATGGTGGATGTACGGAAGCAGATGGAGTTTCGTACTGGTCTAAATATCAAGTTACTGACCAAACTAGGCAAGTGCACATGAGAGCCTATGCAGCCGCTAAAATGTTGTATGAGGGCATGGTTGGTGGAAGGACTTGTATTTGGTGCGATGGAGATGATGTTGATAAAGGTAAGATATATAGTGGAATCCGAGTCGGACATGACTATTGTATAATGGAACAAGTCCGGGAAGCATTTATGTGTTTTTTCGGTGAACCGAATAGATCAGATCTTGAAGCTAGAGGCTCACTTCTTACATGGTTAGAAGACCTCGAGGATGAAGGTGATTTCTTTGATGATGGTGAGTATGAAAAGATATTAAATTTAATAAAGATAGCCGAAGCTAGTAAGCATTGTGAGGATTGGAGCCCACTAGTAGATGCAGAGGATCAATGGGAACAGCAAGTTGTTCCTATCGATGTTCCGGAAAATGAGAAGATAGCAGTTGTAACAATACCTAAAACCGACACTAATCCTAATGGCTCACGACACAATCCACCACCACCTCCGGAGCTACAGAAAACAACATTCCCTCATATCGCTGATAACGGATTTATTACAATGATACCATTACTGTTATCGATGTCTGATAGGTTCGGTCAATTAGCTCCATTTCAAAATGAAATTGAATTAGTCAATAGGTTTAATAAACTAAAAACAGTAACTAACCCAGATCTGGCTATTTCCAAATTTTTTAAGAATAATAGTAATACAAATATTATGAATATGTACCCTAAGCCGGCTATTAAACGTCTGTTAGTTGAAGCACAGGATAATATAGAAGATAACTTCTCTACTGATGCTAAGAGTGCTATAGACAGGTTCCCGATAATATTGGGTATAGGTACCGATAGCAAGTCTCTCTCTGAAAGCGATCCATACCAAATGGCACTTTTGTTAAGCAAAATTGGTGAACAGTTCCCTGATTTGAGGGGTTCAATAATGGCTGGATTACGTGAAGCTACAAAAGGTGATGGTGATATGAGTGTATTATCTGCAATGTGTGAAAGAGCGACATCCTCGGCGATCACCTCATGTGATAAAGTAATAGACTTCTCCGGTGATAAATCATTAATTGAAGAATTACAAGAGTTCTGTAGTTCTAATTTAGTAGACACAGTTGCTGTTAGAAATAAGATAATTAGTGGACAACTAGGAAAAGATGAACATTTAATACTAGATGATGATAATAACCCTACAGCTGGAGGGGAATCCACATGTTAACGGATCGCCCACGCGTAGCGGTAACTAGACACGATGTTGACAATACTACTAATACTAGGTCGACTAGTCAACAATGGGCGGACGTTCAACACCCATATGGTGATGATTACACGCTAGATAATATTCTTGGATTTAAAGATTTAGAAACTTGGTTTCTAATATATTGGTTAGATAAGTTCCGGGTCTTACACAAAACAACTAAAGATGTCATTAAAAAATCAAATCCCGGATCAGTATATTTTCAAGACTATAGTGAATGTATAGGACTATTGGTATTGAATAATAATTTCGAAAATATAAAAGATAGCAGCGTTATACCGGTATCTGATGCTGATGATTATGGTCATATATGTGGATCCACGCTAGGTTATACTCTACCCCCAGAAACCCGGCGCCTAACGGAGACAATGAGTAGAAAGACATCTAATGTCTTTAAGCGTAACGCCCGGTTTCTAAGGGATTCTACTGGTATACCCAGTTATTTAAGTAAGGACCCCCATGGGCGAAGCCTTATTACAGATTCAATGCACTATGAAAGAATGGCAGTAGCAGCACCTCAATCAGAAGCAATTATTAAGAATAAATTAGGAGATATGTTTAGAGTACTGGAATTTAATCAAAATAATAAATCAATCATGAAATTCTATAAATGGTCGATTAATATTAATGTTGAAAGTACCGCGCGTGTTTTAGTTGATTCATTTTCTAATAAAATGAACAGGTATGAAAAAGAGACTCCTAATGCAAAGACAGTTACCAATGCAGATATGTTAGGCGCGAATAGATTTGAAGCTGTCTCATCTAGTTAAAGCTTTTCTTCTGCTTCTATTTCAACTATATTATTAGCGCTATTTATTAGCTTTTCAACGACCTCAGATCTAGAAAGTAACATTTTAGATTGATGCTCAGCCACAGTTATTTGTTTTCTAGCATCAATATCCATCTGTTTAACTTTTTCGGTTGTTGCGCCACGCTTATTTTGTATTAGAATTTTATTGAGGATTTCCATGGCATGTGTACTAGCTTTAAATAGTTCAGCAAACGAAGCAACATCGTCCGGGTTATCACCTGCTGACACGTAGTCCTTCATTGATGCAATCATTTCCATACTGTCAGCTATTAACTTAGCAGAATTATTTAAAATAAATTGCTCTAAATCTTCTTTATCTAGGGTTTCGTTCTTATTGGTTATAATATCTTTAGATAGTTTGTTACTACTCTTTAATTGTGTAATCAGTGAATTAACTTCGGCATCCATGTAATTATTTATTGATTATTGATGTTGTTACTGTATAATATATAGTATGATAACAGTAAACATTCAAGGGCATGGGGCTTTTGCAATAGACCCTAGTAAATTAAACGAGCTAATTCAATGGTTGACGGCAAACCGGGCAACGACTATTGAAAGTGTTCAAAATATTAATCCTGGAGACACTCTCTTAAATGAGTAACCCTATAATTAAATTAAAGAAAACCCACCCTTTGGCGGAATTACCACAGGTAAATAATACCGGCCATGGCATTGGTGACACCGGATATGACCTCGTAGCCGTTGAGTCTGCGAACGTTCCTCCCGGGAAATCAGTAGTTATCCCGGTCGGTTTGCATGTAGCGTACATTTCCCCGGGTTATTGGTTTAAGATTGAACCTAGGAGCGGATTGGGCTTTAAAAGCAGCATTCAACCACATCTAGGTGTGATTGATAACGGATACCGCGGTGATTTAGGTGTAAAGCTCTATAACTTTCATGATCGAACCGGAGTTACAATAAAAAGGGGTGATCGTATCGCACAGTTGGTAATATATCAGCTAATACAACCGAGTTTTGAGTTTTCTGAAGAAATTACTAGTTCAAACCGGGGAGATTCTGGATTTGGATCATCAGACCCCAAGCTTGAATCCGGACTATGAGTAAATTTGATTCACTATGGGTCGAGAAGTACCGACCTAGTACGTTAGATGAGATTGTTCTAGACTCTCACAATAAGCGCATCGTTAATAAGTTTAATAATGATAAAGAAATACCAAATCTCTTATTCGTCGGACCGGCTGGTATAGGAAAAACCTCTCTAGCGAAGATTTTGGTTAAATCTGTTCTAGGTTGTCAGTATTTATATATAAATGCTAGTGACGAAAATGGTATAGACACTATAAGAACGAAAGTTACCAATTTTAGTAAGGTAAAAAGTTTCGACGGTAGTATAAAGGTCATTATTTTAGATGAAGTCGACGGATTGACACTAGATGCTCAACGAGCGCTACGTAATACTATGGAAGAGTATAGTGAATATGTGCGCTTTGTACTAACTGCTAATTATAAACATAAGGTAATTCCAGCATTACAGAGTAGATGTCAGTTTTTAGACTTAATCCCCCCGGAAGATTTGTATATAGAGAGATGTAAGTATGTTTTAGATGCAGAAAGTGTTAATTATGAAGATAATGATAAATTAGTAGATTTTTGTAAGAGTTTATATCCAGATTTACGAAAAACTATCAACGAATTACAAAAGTGTGTAATTGACGGTGAGATTAATATAAAACAGTCCGGTATTAACAAGAAGTTTGTAGAAAAATTATATCAGCTCATACAAAAAGGCCTAGTACTTAAGTTACGTAAGATTGTTATTGAAAATGAGAGTCAATTTGGCAATGATTATACGGAATTGTTACGATCATTATTCGACTATGTACATGACGTTAAAATTGACGATAACACTAAGAGAGAACATCTATTAATAATAGCTGAGCACTTATATAGAATGGCTTTTGTGTTAGACCCAGAGATTAATTTTTATAGCTGTTTAATCGCGCTCTCAAAATAGAGAAGTGTTAAATCTATATGGAGACGATGATTCTGTGAGAGTTTTCCGGTTTTCTGCATAGACTGGGTTAGATCCTCCAAATCCTGCAGGAGCTGATCTTGGTTGGCATTTTCCATCAGTCCAATACCCGCCAGTTTCCTTACATTCTTGTTCAGTTTGAGGGTACTGACCTAAAGTCGTTCCTGGAACCGGTGCGGATTTAATTTCCGGAACCGCTTCCGGTACAGCTTCAGGAGCCGGTGCAGCTTCAGGAGCCGCGGTGGCTTCCGGGGCAGGTGGACCTGATAGTGAAACGGCATCTGGTGATAATTGTACAACTTCACCACCTGTATCCGGGACTATTTGCATTCTAGTTTGAGGTCCAATAGGGCTAGCTGGATAAATCGAGTCAGTGTCAACTGTTCCAGTAAGTGTATTACCAGCTTCATCTTGCCACGTAATTTTATCACCTGGTTTAAATGTTGTTGGTCCAGCTACAGCTACGGGTTCAGCTTCTGGTTCTGGTTCTGGTTCAGCTTCTGGTTCTGGTTCAACTGGTGTATCCCGCGGAGGTGGGAAGTCTGTTGCCACCGGTGCTTCTTCCCCGGTTCCATATGGATTTACCACCGGCATTTCAGATGTAGTTCCAGGTTGCCGGCCTCTTACTGATGTAGTTGAAATCTGATCCGGGTGGATTTCTGCTTTTTTCTGAGTTTCTGGATCTTCGATGATCAAATTCCCTGGAGTTGCTGGGCGGTCCATAGATCGATAACCTTCTCTGTCATTACCTTCAGCATCAACGTACATAATCTTGTCGCGACCTCTTTCAAGTATTGTTAGATACGCTCCTTCAAGTAGGGTCTTATCTACACTAAATATAGTTCCAAGACCGGTCATGGTACTTATAATTTCAGTATTTTAGATTGTAATGCTTCTAGATATACTTTTGTTTTAAAGTTATCTGTAGTAGGCTTACCTTTGGCGATTTTAATGTCTGTATTTACTAGTGCCTTATCACCTTCATCACTTTTTGTACCGTATATAGGACAGGTTTCATCGTCACCTTTCATATGATCATCCTCGACGGGCTTCACATGTACTGCGTCGTCTTTTTTCTGGCTGTCAGGTACCGGAGCTAAATTATTACCTAGATCGACATGTTGAAGTAGCTCCATTGGTACAGTTACGAAGCTAGACCAAAGCCCGGGCGCATATTCACTTACAATATCACAGTAAAATTCCCCAACTTGCTGATCTTGTTGTATACTACCCGAGACTGCCGGTCGTTCACCTTTAACTGACCCAACTCTAATATTATTATCAGAATCCATCATTTCTTTGATTTTATCAATTAAATTAGGTTGCTGTTTCTTCACCCAATCATGGTTTAATATATCATCAATAAAATTAACGACGTCCCCTGATAATAATCCTCCCCCTTGTAAGGTTTGGAAGTTACTTTCGAACAATTTATCAAATTTCTTTTCTATCATTTTAAATACTTACTCCGTGTATAAGTATTTATAGTATGGCGACCATAAAATTAACAAATTTAGATGCTGGATCAGGAGATTTAGAATACTTATATAAAGATGTGAAGCTAGATTTCGAACAGGATGACATCCTCACAGATAGTTTATTTCGTGGAGCAACATCTAAGGATATAATGGATAGCTTAGATGAGGCAGCAATTAAAAACTCTCTAATCAATTTATTTACAACTTTCCCTGGTCAAAAGCTATTATCACCTAATTATGGTCTTAGTATCAGTCAATTTTTGTTTTGGCCACTGGACCATGATACCGCTGAACAAATAGGAGACATGATAGTAAGTGGGATTAAGATTTATGAACCTAGAGTTTCAATTGTTAATGTTAATGTTAATGTTAATTTTGATCATGAACAGTACGAAATCACTTTGATTTTACGGATCCCCCAATTAAGTAATTCTACCGTTAGATTTGACGGGATATTACAACAACCAGGTTTCAGTTTCTTATGAGCGAAGAATTCACAGAGTTTAATTTACCAGCAACTAGTTATGCTGCTTTTGACGCGACCAGTTTGCGTGACTTAATTGTAGAGCGGCTAACCGATAAAAATGTATTCACTGATCAAGTATTTGAAGGTAGTAATTTATCTTCAATTATTGATATAGTCGCATATAGTTATCATGTATTACTATTTTATTTAAACCGCACTTCTAGTGAGAGTATGTTTACAGAAGCACAGCTTAATGAAAATATCAATAGAATAGTTAAATTGTTAAATTATAACCCTACTGGGTTACGTACACCGACATTAACATTCGATGTTAATGTATCAGATATACTAGGACGAGGAACATATACTGTGCCTAGATATAGTTTCATTAATATCGGTGGAATAAAATATTGTATTAATACAGATATATCGTTCACTAAGACGACTTCTACATCTGAGAGTATTCTGAGTATTGGTAATGATCACCTTTTATATCAAGGGTCATATGAGGAATATCCAATACAGGTATCCACTGGTGAGGCATTTGAACTTATAACTATAGGAGTAGATAGCTCAGTACTAGTAGATTCGTTTAATCTTGATGTATATGTTAAAGACGCAGAAACCGGTACTTGGTCACAGTATATGCAAACCGATTCTTTATTCTTAGAACTTCCAACATCATTAGTATATGAAAAAAGATTAAATGAAAATGGTCGACACGAAATTAGATTTGGTAATGATATTACAGGTAAAAAGCTGAATGTTGGTGATACCATCGCGATATATTATCTTAAGAGTGATGGCAAGAAGGGCGAAATTGGTGCAAATATTTTAAAGACCAATCTAATGACGTTATATACATCTCCACAACTAAACGAAATATTAACAGATGTCAAATCAGCCGGGGTTTCATATTTATCATATGATAAAATAAGTGGTTTATTGTTTAATAATAATGCCGGCTCTACATTATTTTCACTAGAAGAGACCGTAGAAGAAATTAAGCAAAATGCTCCGGCGTTTTTCTCCGCGCAGAATCGCCTAGTTACAGCTAAAGATTATAAGACATATATTAGTAAAACGTTCGGAAATATCCTTCTAGATGTTTCAGTTGTTAATAATAACGATTACATTAATGGTCACTTAAAATATGTTTTTGATGATTTAAAGCTCAGTAAACCAAACCTAGAATCAAGAGTATTGTACAATCAAGTTAATTTTTCATCATCTACTAATTTTAATAATGTGTATGTATATGCTGTTCCTATGTTTCAAGTAAAAACAACCGGTTCAGTCCTGGTCAACTTCCTATCACCTGCACAGAAGAATATCATCAGTGTTACTTTAGAAAAACTAAAAACATTAAATAGTGAACCTATAATTATTGACCCAGTTTATATGGCACTAGATATAGCTACTCAAATTCCAGGAGAAACTGTATCGGTCAATACGTTATCAAAATCAAGAATGGTAATAGTTAAAGACCGACTAGGGCAACGTGATTCTGATCTTATAAAGTCAGAAGCTATATCAATTATAAAAAAATATTTCGGAAGTGCTGCAACTTTAGGCCAATTAATCGATATGAATTCAATATATAGTGACTTAATACAGATAACTGGCGTTAAAGACATATATATGACCAGAACAGATAATACTTCGGTCAAAGTTTCAGGAATAACGTTACTATTATGGAATCCAGTATACGAGAAAGGTGATATTAATATAATTTCACAAAATATACAGTTACCTTACTATAAATTTCCATATTTACATGATGAAGCATGCCTTGCTTCTAAAATAACAGTTATTTCCGAATAATGGCACTAGAAACTCACTGCCCACCTCCTTTAGATTCAATGGTAGACCCTACTCTTGAGCTCAAGGATTTAATGGGTACATGGAAAACAATATTTTCTGGAGAAGAAATATGGCGATATACTATACCTACTAATCCTATTGTAATAAAGGCTAATACCATAGGGGTAATGGATGCGCTTGATACTAGTTCGGTTGATGTATTATGTGAGCTGTCTAATACTAATATTATATGGGATTTAGGCGACGGTACTAAAAAAAGAGGCCATGAGGTATCTCACTACTATAAATGGCCTGGTATATATAGAATAGGACTTTCAATCGTCCGGAGCGATGGTGTAGTTATAAAATCCACAAGTGTTATAACAGTGTCCGCATATAATTATTTTAATGATTCAGTTATGTGGGTTGAATCGCCGGCAGATACACCATTTCAGCTGCGTTCTGCAACAATTAAAGCAGGTACTAATCATAACCCACGGTATACGAGACCTAGACCAGAAAAGCTTTGGATTAATACCAATAATAGCTGGCAGTCGTATAGTGCTATTTCGGCTGCCGGTGGATTTGAATTAAATTTATATGCAATAAATAGTCTATCAATACCATTAAAAACACATACATACGAAAAAAATAAGTATGCGCAGTTTCAAAAGACGTGGCGATTCACTAGTGATCGTGACGGTTTAAATCCTATCGATAATATTATTTCAGATACAACTTGGGATACTGTAACAGGGACATCGGCAAGAGGGCCACAGTATTTGCGATTTGCTTCTGAATTAGTTGATACTACAGACCCTTCACATTCCGGAAATCCTCAAAATACATACAGTGAATCATTTATTCGTTGTCTACCGTCAGCTCCCAACGCGGTTCTTATCGGTGCTATTGGATCTGCTCCAGTCTATTATACAGACGACACTAGTAGTTTAACAGCTGTAGGGCTGTACGCTAGTTTCGATACTAGTCAGTGGCCAGATAAACGGTATTATGTAAATTATGATATTAATGAATCTATAGTTACAAAACCGGAATTAAATTCTATACAAGTTAATTATGCATATCTACCGATGGGAGTCACATATAATACGCCGAGTAAATTAGTATTTACATCTAACGGTATAGCACAAGAAAATGTATTTGATATATCAAAAATAAAATTTGAACATACTGATATCCCTTTTTACATTTCTGTAGCAGATAATAATGGTAATATAATTAAAGACTACCCAGGTAAGGGTCGGGCTTCCGTACAGTTAAAAGGTCAGCCACTATCCTCATTTGAAGCTCCGGAGGTTTATGAACCAAATACTGTATATTTTTCTCTTTCTAGTCCTTTTTGGGGTGCTACACCTTTCATTGCAGATTTCACAGATAATGTATCATTGACCGCTATAAATGCCCCGGGGAGTTACCCAGGTGTTGTAACATTTACTAACGGAACCCGTAGTAATGTTGTATTAGTAGGTATAATGAGTACAGAAGCCGGTGTGATCTCCGGAGTGAGTGAACCATTTAATGTACATTCATGTAGCGGCCTCAATGCATTAAAAATAAATGAAGATTATGATTTCGGTGGAACTTTAAAGTCATATGTTTTACAGGAAAATATAGCATCAAAGGAAAAATTGGTTGATGAGTTTTTATATGAAATATTCGGAGATGACAGAGATTTACCAACAGTTCCCGGTAAAATTATATATGAAAAGATCGCCAACTTCGCTCATAATAATGTTGATGTTGATACATGTAATGTTAAAGCGTTATACAGTTTAGCTGAAGGTGTTCAATTAGAGTTACAGAACTATAATTATTCATTCCCTGGTGGAATCCGGAGATTAGTAGATTTGCTGTCAATTAGTCACCGGAAATTGTTCGGTTGCCGGAACACCGGTGATACTGATTTTGATAAAAAGGGAATCCCAGACGGACTTACAGATACAGTCCGACACGGCCGAAACCGGACTGAAACTAAATTATCGACAGATACATATATGGTTACTGCTGGTGTTCCAATTGTAGTTAATGAGTTCTTTCAAGACCGATATTTTAAGATAGTACCTATGGTACTGGGTTCGTCTACGTATGCGATTTCCGGGTACGAGAAATCTTGGGGATGGGGCTTAGAATGGCCTAGTAATGAAACATTTGATAAATACTACGAGTTTTATGAGTATGTTCCTAATAGTGCATATCCATTATCTTCTTTCGATCAACTGGAAGGCATGATTGATTGGAACAGTACTGACGAATTATTGAGCGATAAATACTATACGTTAAAAGAAACAACCAGTTCGTATGATACATGGACTGAACAGGCTGGTATAATAGATCTTATGCTAGAAACTAGCTTGAGAAATGGATTAGGTCTCTTCAAAAGTCAATCATGTTCACCTCCATATACACCAACTCCATCACCAACTCCAACGGTGGCATGTGATGTTTTAGGATGTACTATGACACCAACTCCTTCACCATCTCACACTGCAACGCTTACTCCAACACCTACACCATCTAGCTCACCGACACCATCTGCAACTCCAACCGGGTCAGCTACACCTTCTGCAACACCGACACCATCTCACACTGCAACTGCGACTCCTACACAAACACCTACACCAACACCAACAGGCTCACAAACACCTACACCATCACCAACTGTACCACCATGGGAACCACAGTGTGTAGATACTGTATTACATCTCCAAGGTCCTGCACTAGCAACCGATGACATCTTAGACTATTCCGGAAGTGACCATACTATAATCAATGTCCATGGTGATGGTTCCATCGACAGTCAAGGGGTGGCATACCCGTCAAATGGTGTAGAGATTGATACAACCGAATCCCCATATAGTATAGGAAGTTCTCTATACTTCCCACCGGTAGAACAAAGCTCCCGCGGTGGCTGGCATGGATCTGTCGTCTCTGGCCCAGAAAATTACCTCACAACAAATATTAGCAGTGATTTTAATTTTGGTGTAGGTGACTTTTCTATACAGTGTTCAATTCGACCAGCTGTAAGACGACTGCACACGCGTGGTGACTGGCCGGATCCATGGGATTCGAAAGGCCGGAACGGAAACTTGCATCCCTTTCACCAGTATCAAAGTATTATTAGTAATAATATTCAAGGCGGTTGGGGTGGTGCCATCGATAGCGGCCCCGGGTCCACCGCCGGTGTCGGGAATGGGAATTGGGCTTTGGTGAGATACGGACCAATCATCCAGTTATTTTGCCGCGGCAACTCATGGATGCAATGGAGTGGCGCGACCGGTGGAATGGAAGACGAGCAATGGACTCATATTAAATTACAGAGATTGAATTCAGTATTTATATTAGATGCAAAGGGCACCGAGAGATCACCGGGGGTGTTTAACGACGGGACGATAGGAAACTGGGCCGGGACCGGTAACCGGCTTTATGATGCTCCC